GCCCCAGAAATCCATCCACGGCCGGCCGGCCGCGTCGGTTCCCGCAACGTGCCAGGCATCTTTGTCGTTGACGCCGTTGCCCGGCCGATTGCCCGCATCGGAACCGCTGGAGTACGGCACGAACGCGAACTTGGCCTTCGGCATCACCGATCGAACCGTATTGACCATGTTCTTCCAGGCACGCTCCCAGCGCCCGCTCGTGATATCCGCCGCCTGCGGCATCCACTTCTTCCAGGGCTGATTGGTCTCGGACGACGAGAAGATCACGTCGTCATAGCCGGCATCGAGACAGTTTTTGGCGATTTGCTTCCATTCGTTCTGGAAGGCCGAGGTGTTATTTGCCGCGTCGCTGTAGGTAAATTTCAGGATCGGGACAAATCCCTGAAAGTACAGCTTCACGTGTTTGGGCCTTGGGTACCACATCGCCTGCCCGCCAGGCGGCGAATAAGCGAATTTGGAGTGGATCCAGTTGTAGACGTTGGTCGCGTTCTGGAGCGGGTTGCCGGAATCGTACCAGATGTCGCCGGCGCCGCTCAGGTGGTCATACATGTACTGACCACGGTTGAAGCCGCCTTGAGGTGGCAGCTTGCCGCTCGCGGTGGTCGGCGGTGCGCCCGGGGTCGGGCCTGCCGAGGGCACGGTTCGATTGCGACCGAAGCGCGGCATGATGCCGCGCCCGGGAAAGATCAGATGCCGCATCGCAGGTGCCCCCGAACCTGGTTGATGCCGTTGGTGGACGCCGGCGCGAGCACGCGATAGGTCGAACCCTTGCCGATCGTCACGCCATCCGGGTAGTCCGGATGCAGTGCGAGCATTGCCTGCATCGACTGCGGCGCGAAGCTGATCGTGCCGATCGTGCGCCACGGGGCGTCGTATCGCTGCAGTTCGAGAACGGTCTCCGCGGACGGGCCGGGGCCGGCACATTCCACGTCGCCCGGCTCATCCCAATGGAACGGCCAGATGAGGTCCTGCGGCGCCTCCATCTCGATCACGACGCATTCCGGGACGAGCTCCCCCTCGAAGTAAATCGGGATGTAGTGCTCCACCGCGGGGCGGCCGAGGACATACCAGGTCTTCCCGCCATCGTCGGTGAGCAGTTCCGCTTCGATTTCGGTCTGCCCCGGAATCCAGTTGAAGGGAACCTTCCAGCCTCGCAGGGAAAGCTCGTCCGGCCCGGTGTCGAACACCACCTTTTGCGACCGAGCCGACGAGTTCTTCAGTACCAACTTCAGCTTGAACTCCCCGTCCGTGACCGCGCAGGACGGCTTCAGGATCGTCAGCTCGGCATCGAAACTGGCCCGGGTGACGCCGGCGACGACGTCTGGACGCCAGCTCGCCGGCTGCGCGCCCGGGGTCAGGTGGTCCGCGTCGTGGACCGCCGTGGCCGGCGCGTTCAGACGGAAAATGCCCGTCGCCGGATCGCGCCCGGTATCTGAATAGACCTTGAAGGCTCCCGCTTCCACGAACGCCGCGGAGCCGGACACGCCGCCGGAGGGAACGGCCGCACCACCCGATCCGCCGCCGCCGGCGCCCGCCTGCCAGTCGCTGCGGCCCAATGCATCGTCGATTGCCTTGACGATCTCCCCGCCGCTCATGTCCGCAGTGGCGCCGTCTTCCACTCCGTCGAGCTTGCGCTTGTCCGCAGCGGCCATGAAACCGGCCGCCTTGGCGGTGGCCACCGGGTGTGCATCGCCGCCCGACCCGGCATGATCGGCGGGGGCATAGGCGGCATCGTGGCTGTGATCGGCGTCCGCCTTTCCGGACAGGAGCCCGTTGATCTCACCTTCGGTGTAGTAATGGTCGTCGTGCCGGTGCGATGCGGGCGACTTGCTTGCGAGCGCCGCCTGCAGGTCGGCCTGCGCAGACATCTCGCCCGCGATGGAGCCCCAGGATGCCGCCCCCTGGCCACCGCTTTGCCACTGCGCTCCGCCCAGCGCCGCGTCGATCGCCGCGACGATCTCGCGGCCGCTCTGGTCCGCCGTCGCGCCGTGCTCGACGCTGTCGAGCTTGCGTTTTTCGTCCTGACTGAGCCCTGAGGTGCCCGATCCGCCCGCAGCCGGTGCATCGACGGCGACGAGCCTGCCCTGGCCGTCGAATTTGATCCACTTGTCGGCACGCTCGGCCGACTTCGGCAGCTCCACGTCGGAGGGTTCGGTGAGGTCGGTGGTCGCGATCCGGACGCTTCGTTCGACCCTGTCGGCAATGTCTTGCAGCGCGGCCGTCAGAAAATCGAGTTCGTCGTTGAGCACCTTCGCGCGCAAGATGCCCGACGTCTGGAAATCGCTCGTTCGCGCGATGTTCAGGCGGCGGGCCAAGGTCACGATCGCCTCTGCCGGCGGAGCCGCGTCGAAGCGGACGGCGCCGCCCGCGGTTTCGCCGACACCGACTACGGAAAAGCCGTCCGCGATCCGTTTGTCGTTCAGGTAAACCTCGAGATCTTGCTCTTTGAAAATCACGAACCCGTAGACGTACTCGGTCGTTTTGCCATCCGCCGTATATTGAATTCGGGTCTTTCGGTCTAAAACTTTAACATGCTCTTTCAGCATAATTCCTTGATCTCCTGATTAGAAAATTAGTAATCCAGAAGAGACGCGTTATTAAATATTTTGGCCGTCGAGTAGCGGCTATATGCCTGTGACGCACTGATCAAATTTTTCCTTCTCGAGTGCGAAAGTCTGTTTTCGATGCTGTCGATGCGTGAGCCAGCGAGCTGGTTGGATGCGCGTTCTTCCCGCTCGGCTTCGGCGGCAAGGCCTTCCAGCACAGCTCCTGAGGACCCGCCGGGAGCCATGCCTTGCGCGCCGAACCGGGCGCGCTGACCCGCGAGCACACGCCGCAGCCGCTCTTGTCGCTCTTGGCTCTCGAACGCCCGGGCTCGTGCGATCTGCTTTGCCTGGGCTTTGGCCTCTGACTTCTTGGCGTCATGGGCCGCTTCGTCCTGAGCGATGTTCATGCCTAGTTGCATTGCGGTCATGGCCGCAGAGGGAGCCATACCTCCCATGATCGGTCTCCTTGGGTGTGAGGAAGTCGAGAGTCGGATGTCGAACGTCGTCGGAGCCTGTGCCGCCGCTCAGCCGTTCACGCTCATCTCGGTCGAAACCGACAGCAGCGTGAAGGCCATCGGTACCGACTGCGCAATGCGCCAGAGCGGCCGCGTGTCGTTGCTATGCCAACCCAGCGTGCGGATCGTCTTGTCGCCGCTGAAGCTTCCGGGCGGCACGTCCAGGTGTTGCCGGCCGATCCGATTGAAGGGCACCTCGACGACCCCGGAGCCGGAGTCGATGTGCAGGGCGCGGGTCTGCCACAGCCGGAACGTGATCGCGATCGGCCGGAACTTCTCGCCCTGCCCACCGGCCGTTCCTGCCGGCGCGAAGGGAAGCGGTTCGATGACGTGCTCATACGCCAAGCCCGCCTGCAGCCGTTGCGCAGGCTCCGCCAGCACGATCTGGCCGGAGGACACTTCGGCATCGGGCTGGAGGGCGTCGTCGGCAAGGACCTGCACCGCCTGACCTTCCAGATGGTCGAGCCCGCTCCACTCCGCCAAGGCGTGGTCACTGCTGCCGTCCAGTCCCGCATCGACGTTTAGCGTCGAATCGAAACGTTCGATGAAGATGCCGGCTTGTCGCTCCACCAGCACGTACGTCTCGCGGCCCACGGAGGCGACCCGCAGGAAACGCCCGTTCGTGCTCTGCCTCGTCCAGGCGCTCACCTGCTCGTCGCGGTAGACGGTCAACGTGGCCATCGAGCCGTCTTCCATGACGACGTGCAGAAGCCTCGCGGATTTGTCGTAGTCCATGTCAGCGGGATCGGTGATCAGGTGATTGGCAAGCAACGCCAAATCCGTCGCCTGGTAGGCCTGTTCGGTATCGGTGAACAAGAATTCGCGCAGCTGAGGACCGTCGCGAGGCACGAAGAGGGTCGCACCGTCAACGTCCCGGGGGGGGACGGTGCGGTTGACCGGCGATCCGATCCTCGTCTGCCGCCGAACCTGGACGTTCATGGGCGTCAGTGGCTCGCCGGTGACCATCCACTCGGCTCCCGACGTGAAGACCTGCAGATGCCTACCGGAAAAGACGTTGCGGATCGCGTTGACCTGATCCGACAGGATCGCGAACTCGATCGCTTCGTCGTCCAGGCCGTCGCCGAGTTCGAAGTTGAACAGATCGCCCGATTTCGACATCCACAATCGATCCGGCAGATCGCGCGAGCCCCCGATCACCAATCGGTCTTGATGGAAACAGATCGACACCGGCCAGCCGCGAAGCTCGGAAAACGCCTGTTCCGCCCAATGCGCGGTCGGCTTCGTGTCCGCAAGTGGTTCCTTGAGGTCGGCGCGGGCGACGCTCGGCGACGAGACTTCCGTAATCTGGGCTTCCTTGCCGGCGATCCGGACGCGGACACCCACGTGACTGGGAGAAAAGACGTCGCTCGACGCCGTCAGTGAAACGTTGCCCGACGTGCCCGAGGCTTGAAGGGTAACGTCGCCATCCGAGAACCGGAAGTACGGCCAGCAGATCCGGTCGTTGTCCGTGTGGTAGCTCCAGTCGGCGATGCTCCACGTCTCGCCACCGGAGCGGGTGATCTTCTTCGGCGGCACGCTGGGATGAACGACCAACAAGGTGTCGGCGCTTTGCGTCCAGTTGATCGTCTTCAGCTGCTCAGCAGTCCACGGCGTGACCAGTTCCGCAATGCGAACCCCGTCCCGGAAGATCGACAGCCACCGGTCGTTGAAGACCATCAGGTAGACTTGTTCGGTGTTGAACTCGAACGCGATCAGACGGCCAGGCCCGTTGACGGCATCGATGTACCGCAGACCGGGCCTCCTGCCGATCGCGCCGGCGGGATGAACGAAAACGTTGGTGAGCTTCGCCGCGCCATTCTCGTAGGCTCGCAGATCGTGCCGTCCCATGAGCCACGGTGAAATTTCGCCCGCGGAAAAACTCGTTTTGTGCACGCGAATCCGAGCCATCTAGGCGCGCTCCTCAATGAGCGTGAAGTCTTCGATGCGCGGCGGTGTGTCCTCCTGGGCGTCGATTAGCTTGGCCCTGCGAAACTCGGCTTCCGCGGCGCGGCGCAGGCCCTCCCAACGGCTAGTGCTGTCGGTCAGCGGAATGCAGAACTCCGCCGCGAGCTCGGAGACCAGAGCCGACGCGAAGAATGGCGGGAACAGATCTTCGTTGACCCTGCGGATATAGGTGAGGGCGACGTTCTCCACGTCGGCGTGCACTTCGCGGCCCACCACCCTGTATTCGAGGCCGGACCCCTGGCCGCCCGTACCGGCAGACAACACGCGAATGCAGTCCGCAGGTATTTGAAAGGCGAACGCGTAATCCGCCAACGGCGCTGCCGCCAGGCGCGGAAGTTCACTTTGGGAAATTGCGAAGTTCCAGGGGTGGGACGACATCAGCGCGTCGCGTGTAGGCGCATAGAGGTTGGCGGCCACTTCCGCCTCTGCTGTGCCCTCCTCGAAGGAGGCAATGGAATGCGCACCGATTTTCAACAAGGCGCGCGAGCATAGATCGACCGAAGTCAATGCCATCGTGACGTCCTTTCTCAATATCCATACGTCATGGGAAATCCGCGCCGGGCTCCCGTGAGCGAACCATGGTTGGCCCGACGCTACCGATCGCGCCTTGCTGCCTTGGTCGATCCCGCGGAGCGCAGCTACGAAGCCCGAGGTCGAGACCGCTCCAAGGTCGCGCTTCGAAGCGACGCGCGATCCACCAAGGCCGGTCGAGCGCGTCCCGCGCTAGCGGTCGTTCGCGGCCCCAAAGGGGGTCAGGTTCGAGACATCGACGGCATCGGGCGTGCTGCTGCGGACCACGAAAACGCCTGCGCTGACCGAGCCGTCTGCACCCAAATTAGCCAAAATCATGTCTCCAGTTCGGAGCATGTCGCCCGCCTTCTCAAAATAATTCGTCAGGTCGACAGCTTCAGGCTCGTCGTCGGCGCCGTAGTGCCACAAAGTAAATCCATTCGCATACGCGAGCACGCTAAGGTTCTTCGCTTGATATGCCATGATGGTAATCCACTCAGTTTTCTTTACAGGGAAGTGAAATCACGCCGTTATGGTCGATCAGACAGGACCCTTGGCTCATCATGTTGTTGACGAAATGCGCAGCCCGATCGCCATGCCAGGTGATGTCGGTCTTGACCTCAGAGCCAACCGCATGGCCGACGGCGGTCTTGTGGTACCAGAAGCAACTGCGGATGCTCGTGTCGGCACTCTTGGGGAGCCCGGAGTGCGGGATCCACAGCGTGCCGAGCCAGCGCTTCGCCTGGGTTCCCTTCCACGGCAGTTCCTCCTCACCGACATAGTCCGCGTTGGCAAACTCGGGGATGCTCAACAGCTCGCTCCACTGCTTCCAGCCGATCGCGGCGAAGCGCTGACCGTCGTCGGGCACGTTCGTTTCGCCCAACCGCTCGAACGCGAGCAAGATCTTGCCCTTCGTAAGGCCATCGGCCCCGTCGCCAACGGTAGTCGATGAGGTCATCATTTGAGCTATGATCAGCTCATCGGTCTTCCTGCCGAGTGCGAACGCACCCGCTCTGGCGACGACTTGCTGTTCGTTGATGTTGATTTTCAGCTCGTCCAGTTTGTCGACCCAGTCACCGGCGTAGTAGTCGTAAAGGACGCACTCCACCGGTTGATGGTCCACATTCATCACCGGCACCTTGCCGTGCCGGGCCTTCGTAGAAGCCGTTCCTTTGCCGACCTTCTGGAAGGTGGTCGTAGCTCCAGCGACGTTATCCTTGGTCCTGACCGTGTTTCGCAGCTTGGAACCCATCTGTTGATACTGAATATGAACTTCTGCTTCAAAATTCTTAACGAACGCTCGATCGACCGATGTCGACATGCACTGTCTCCTATTGATTTGCGCAGCTAGTATTGTCCCCGCTAAATATTATTCGAACATTCGTGCGCTGCTGTAGATTGGCGATAGTGTTGAAATTGCAGTAGCTCCGCCCGCGCCGAGGAATGAACTCCTTCGTGCCAACCGTCGTCAGTCCCGGTAGAGCCGACGAAAGCCGTCGCGGACCCGTTCCACCAGCGCCGGATCCTGGTCACGCCAATATCGTGGGTCGCGCATCAGCTTCTTCAGATGACCCTCCGACACGGCTTCGTCGGGAGGCCCTGCGTTCTTGATCAGGCCCGGTTCCGCGTTGGCCATCATGCGGTGCATCGCGATCACGCCTTCCGCCGTCGTGGACAGTGCCTCGAAGACCTGGCTGGGAAGATGCGAGCGGCCCCAGGCATCGATCTGCCGCGCGACCTGCCGCCACCGCTGCTCGCTGCCGAAGTGCTGAGTCAGCCGGGCAACCTGGCCCTCGGCTTCGAAGACCGCCGCGATCTCGGCCACCATCGGCAATAGGCGTTCGGCGGCGAGGTCGTAGACGAGCTGTGCCTGTTGCTGGGTGAAACCCGCAGCGTGGAGCCGCTTGTTGAGTTCGCGGTCGCTGCTGAGCAACTCGTTGGCGATCTCGATCTGGTATTCCTCCGGCGTATCCGGCGGCTCACGACCGCCGAACGTGGCCAGCTTTTTCTCCATCTGCAGGTAGGACCTCAGCAAGGCATCCAAGCGCGCCGTGCCTGTCGATGCGTCCCAAAACTGATCGGGGATCTCCGGCGGGCTCTTGGCGTGCTGCGAGACGGCCGCAGCGCCACTACCTGCTCCCCGCCCCTGCAAGTGAGGCGGATGGGGCGTAAGAAGGCTGTCGGTCATTCCATTCTCCATGTCGATCTGTCGTTGAGGTTCCGTCGGCAGGGGCTTCAGTCGACTTGCGGCCGATTGCCACGGGCGATCATGGCTTCGATGTAGACGAACAAGGCGCGCTGTCCCTCCAGGTGCCTCAGCACCGCATCCGATGCGCTGGGACCGACGGCTTGCTCCAGCGTCATCGACCGCAGGCTCTGTAGAACGCGCGCGCCGTCAGCGGACCGGAAGCATCTCGCGAACGCGCCAGACAAGGTGTCGGCTGCATCGCCCGCACCAGCGTCGCGTTCCTCGCACATCCCCGCCTCGAACCACTCCCAGCCGAGAAACGGCTCCGTCATCGAAGACCTCCTGTCGGTCGCGATTGCGCTGTACGGGGTCCGACGTCGTCTGGCGCCGTGGCCGCCCCTGGGGTGGATCATCTCGCAGCCACCGCCGGGTTCTGGTTCGCGTTCCCGGCTTCGGCTCCGGGCGGCTGCATGAGCTCTTCGGGAACGCCGAGCGCTCGCCCCAGCCATCGCGCCGTGGCCGCCTGATCGACCGTCGCGCTCGCCTCAGGACCGAGATTCCGCACCGATTCCAACCAGATCAGGGTGTTCTGAACATTTTGCTGCGCTTGGTAGCGGGCTTGCGGCGAGCGGTACTCAAGCGTCAGGAACCGGCTGTCCATCGGGAAATCGGGGATCTCACCGCGACGGGCCAAGATGCCATGCGCGCGCAGGACGAGCGGCGTTAGAAGTTCGCTTTGCAGCCGACCGTAGGTCGCGCCCAGCACCCGGGCCATTTCCGCGGCCCGCTCCAGCACTTCTGTCGCAGTCATCCGCGGGCCGTTGACCTGGCCCAGCTGATCCACGAACAGGGCCCTGCGGATGCGCCCTCTCAGCTGCTCGAGCACGATCTCGGACACATCGAAACGCCCCGGCATTTCCAGCGGCTTCAGACCGGCGGAGCCGACTGCCTTGGGAATGATGCTTCCGGGGACGAGCTTTATGTTGGCCGGGTTCATTACGCCGTCGTCGTCGGCTTGCCAGATGCCCGTGACGGCGATGGAGGCGTTCTTCAAGACGAGTTCGACAACCTTGTTCGCCGTCTTGATGTCGGGCAGGGATTTCATGACGGGCGAGCGCCCGTACGTTTCGCCCGGCGCCTTCAACCAGCGAAAGGTGATAAAGGGCGACGCGGCAAACACGCCCTCGCACAGCACCGTCGGCTCCGAAACCTCACCGGCATCCGGCTCGAGAACCGCCACGTAGCGGTAGACGCCGTTCTCCGGCAGGACAGCCTCGATGACCACTGCTGAGGGCTCATCGGCGGTGAGCGGGGCAGTCGAGGGCGCAGGTCGCGGGCTGTTCGGGAATCGCGCCTGAAGCTCGCTCAGCCGCAATTCGGAGCGGCGGAACGTCGTGTCCAAGCGCCCTGACGGCCCCTCCTCGAGGACCACTTGGGAGAGCGGAACGGCAGCGAAGCGGAAGGCGGAGCTTTCGCCTGCCGGCGCTTCTTCGAACAGCAGAGCGGCGGTCCCCGCCGTGACGAGGTCGAGGTAACATTGGTGCATTTCGACCGCGAAGTTCGAGCGGTCGAAGTGCGATTGCAGAACGGTGGTCGCTCGTTCCAGCTCCGACGCGAGCAGCGGACGCTCTTTCGGTTCGACGTCGGGCCCGAGCGAAAAACCGAACCACGGCGCCCAGGGCGGCGTGAGCTGCGCCATCATGCTGGCTGCGAGCTGGTCGACCGCGTCCGGTGCCGTTCCGTCGAAGAGGCGATCTCCGGTCCGGCGAACGCCTACGGAGCGGATGGCCGTGTCGCGTGCGGGCAGCGCGTAGTCGTAGCAGTCTTGCCACAGGGACTCCCAGGACGCCCGCCTGTCTTTCGCTTTCCGGTAGCGTTGGACGACGGCTAGAGCCAGGGATTCCGACATACGCACGCTCCATCTGGTGTCGAACACTGTTGCAACGGCGCGTCATCGCCGATGGCGTCCGCCGCCTTGCCGGTCGGTCCCGCACACGGACTACCGACGCAGCCGGAAAGGGCGCCACCGCTACGCGAGCTGCCCGTCACGCGCCGCCACGGAAAAGCAACGGTTGCGACGAGCGCAGCGGACCTCACTCGGTTCTCGCGCCGGCCTGCATCCTCAAGCAGGGGCCGCGGGTAACGATTATGACTATATTCCTATCAGCGGCTGCCTGTCAACCCCGTCTCCCGGTCGGCGCAGCGCAGCTTATGAGCCACCCGGTAGAGCTGCCAAGGCGTGCACACGGCGCTGGCGCGCAGCCCAACGGCTCGCTTGATCGTCTCGCAGCAGGTGAGCGGCCGCAGAAAGTCAGGGCGGCCGGGCACTTCGCAGACCACGATTTCGAAAACCGTATGACCGCGCCTGCGGAGATCGTCTCGGAACGCCTTTCTGTCGAACGGGTCGACCGGCAGGACGACCGTGCGATCGAAGAGTGGGTCGAGCACGATCCCAAGCCTGCCGAAGCAGAAAACGACGAAGCAGTGCCGGAAGCCCGGGCGAAGAAAACGCAGCCAGCGCAGCCTCGTCTTCCCGGAGAACACCAACAGCGCATGCACCGGCTCATGCTGGGAAGCTTCGTTCGCGCTCTGCATCCTGATGGGTGTTTCGAGCGCCATCTGCAGGCCTTCGCTGTCCGAACGACTGGCCCGGCTCGTCGCATTCGTGGCCGTCCCAGTCGTGCCGGCCGAAAGGGCGCTGCCTCGCCGAACCGGCGCCGCGCTTGAGAGCCAGGCGCGAGGCCAATGGTACATCGCCGCCCCGTCTGGGTCAACTATCCTAGGATAATGAACCTACTGCAATTCGCGTCCAGAAAGCTGATAATGTTCCCATGTTCAAGCACGGCGACATCTGGCGAGCGATCGACGAGTTGGCGCGGGAGCGCGGGCTGTCGGCCTCGGGCCTCGCCCGACGAGCCAAGCTCGACCCAACTACGTTCAACAAAAGCAAGCGCGTAACGCGCGATGGGCGTCCGCGCTGGCCAAGCACCGAAAGCATTGCAAAGATTCTGGAGGCCACCGGCGCAACCATGAGCGAGTTCACCTCGTTCATAGACGAAGGACAGCGGTCTGGCTCCTATCAAAATGTTCCGCTTCTGGGCTTTGCCCAGGCCGGTTCCCACGGCTTTTTCGACGACGCGGGCTACCCAGCCGGCGGCGGATGGGACGAGGTCAACTTCCCGGAGATCGGCGATCCGCACGCCTATGCATTGGAGATCAGCGGCGACAGCATGGAGCCGGTATACCGCGACGGCGACATCATCATCGTCTGCCCGCAGGTCAGCATACGGCGCGGCGACCGGGTGGTAGCCAAGACCCGGGGTGGCGAGGTCATGGCGAAAATGCTCAAGCGCCGCACCGCAAATACCGTGGAATTGAAATCGCTCAATCCCGAGCATGACGACCGCACGATCTCCGCCGAAGAGATCGATTGGTTGGCGCGGATCGTGTGGGCTAGCCAGTAACTGCCGGCGCGGGCCCGCTTCGCACCGCCTAAAACCTCTGGGTCCGCTACCGGTTTGGATGCCGAAACCGACGTGCGGAGAAGTGCTTGACCGCCGGCGCCCGTGGTGCGCGCCGCACCTGTCTTGGCGAGCGCAACGCGCTGTGGCACGTTCCCGCCATGTCGCATTGCGTACGCACCGTAACGAGGCAGTAATGGCCCAGCATTCCGTTGCAATCGTGATCCTGGCAGCAGGGCTCGGTACTCGGCTGAAGTCGGTCATGCCCAAGGTCATGCACCCGATTGCGGGGCGGCCGATGATCGCGCACCTCTTGGCATCGGCGCGGGCGCTGGCGCCGGAGCGCGTTTGCGTCGTCATCGGGACAGGCATGGACGAGGTCGCCGCGGCGGTAGCACCCCTGCCAACGGTGGTTCAGGGGGAGCGGCTGGGGACCGGCCATGCGGTTCTGGCTGCGCGCGAGGCGCTTCGTGGGTTCGATGGAACCGTTCTTGTTCTGTACGGAGACGCTCCGCTCCTAACCCCGGCCACGATGCGCGAGATGGTCGCAAGGCAACGAGCGGGCGCGGAGACGGCCGTGGTCGCGCTCGGGTTTCATCCGGAAACGGCGCACGGCTACGGGCGCATGGTGCTTGGTGAGGACGGCACGCTGACCGCCATCGTCGAGGAGAAGGATGCCACCGCAGAACAGCGATCGATCGGCCTATGCAACGCCGGGCCGATCGCGGTCGACGGACGCCTGCTCTTCTCTCTTTTGAAGGAGATCGGCAACGATAACGCCAAAGGAGAATACTATCTTACGGACATCGTCGCTGTTGCGCAGCGTCACGCTCTGCGATGCGCGGTGGTCGAGGGAACGGAGGCCGAACTTCTCGGCGTCAATACGCGCGCGGAGTTGGCACGCGCGGAAGCTTTCGTGCAAAAGGACCTGAGAACGCGCTCGCTGGACAACGGCGTAACCCTCATCGATCCTATGACAGTTTTCCTGAGCCATGACACGGAACTGGAGCATGACGTGACGATCGGTCCGTTCGTCGTCATCGGCCCCGGCGTCTCGGTAGCGGCGGGTTCGCAAATAAGGCCGTTTTCCCACCTTGAGGGTGTTCGTATCGGACGCGGGGCATCGGTCGGCCCCTTTGCGCGCCTGAGGCCCGGCGCGGAGATTGGTGACGATGCGCACATCGGCAACTTCGTGGAGATCAAGAAGGCCACGGTCGAACCAGGCGCGAAGGTCAATCACCTGACCTATATAGGCGACGCCCGGGTCGGCGCGCGCGCCAACGTCGGAGCGGGCACGATCACGTGCAACTACGACGGCTTCGCCAAGAGCTTCACCGACATCGGCGCTGGCGCCTTCATCGGCTCGAACACTTCGCTCGTGGCGCCGGTCAGGGTCGGCGACGGCGCGATCATCGGTGCCGGCAGCGTCATCACGCGCGATGTTCCGGCAGATGCTCTGGCCCTGACCCGAGGCGCGCACGAAGAAAAACCGAACTGGGCTGCACGCTTCCGCCGTGCGAAGGCACGACAGCGCGCCGACGACGGCGGGAACACGGGGGCAAGCTAG